TGATATTCCTTTTTTTTCTCTTAAGAATTTTAAATTTTTTGAAAACAAGTTACCCAATTTATTCTCTCCTCCTTTCTAAATACTTTTAAAACAAGTATTTAATGTAATTATAACAAACAAGAAAATGTTTTTCAATAAAAATTATGCAAAAAAGCACAAAAAAGTATTGACATGTGCGAATAAGCATAGTATAATGGTATCAAGATGAGAGGAGGAATACAATGACTACAAGAGAATTGATAGCTGCAGAGCTTAGAGGATTGAGAGCAAAAAAAGACGAATCAGTTGAAAAAGTTGCTTTAAATTCAACGGTTAGTAAAGATACAATTACAAGATATGAGAATAATTTAAGTTCACCATCAATAGATAATTTAGAAAAATTACTCAATTATTATGATGTTGATTTTGATATTTTTTTTACTAACATATATGCGAATAAGCACAGAAATAAGGAGGTCTAATGGAAAAGTTTTATTACAACTACAAAGATGTTATTGACATAACAGGTTGTAGTCAATCTCTAGCATATAACATTATAAGAAAGCTAAGAGAGAGTTTTAAAGAAAAATACCCTGAAGCAATTACAATCCAGGGTAAGATACCAAAATGGTATTTTGAAGAAATAATGAAGGTAAAAAGAATAGAAAGGAATGATTAAAGATGAAAATTAAATGGGGAAATGTGATATTAGCAGCATTGTTTATAGCAAGTTGTTTAGATTTAGGATATGTATTCTTAAAGTTATGTTTTAGTTTAGCATGTTTAAGTTGGTTTGGTGTAGTAACTACATTAACATCATTAACAATTGCTAGTACAGTAGGAGAATATCTATATGATCAAATGCAATAAAAAAGATTTATCAGTTTGTGCGAACCGATAAATCAAATGTAAATCAAAACAATTTACTCTTAAAGTATAACACAAGAGTAACTAAATTGCAAGGGATATGGTTGAGTAGAAAGGCAAATGATGAACGAAATAAAGAGTTTTACTTTTTATAAGAATTACTATGACTTATTAGATAATTTGCCTGTAGAAGATAAAAGATTAATGTTAGAGGTAATAGTTGATTACATTTTTCGAGATGTCGAACCCATAGGTTTAGTAAAAATGAATTTAGCTATTTGGAATAACATAAAAATGCCATTAGATACAAGTAAGAAAAACTCATTAAGAAGTTTAGGAAACGGTGCTCCAGTTGGTAATAAAAATGCTTCAAAAAAACAAACCAAAAACAAACCAAAAACAAACCAAACGGGTAACCAAAAACAAACAAATAATATTTCTAATTTCTATTTTCTAATTTCTAATAATAATTTTCTAAAAGATAGGGGATTATTAAGGGGGAAGATAGAAGAATGGCTAAAATACAAATGGGAAAGAAAAGAATATTACAAAGAGACAGGATTTAAAACTCTACTTGCACGAATAGAAAGTGCCACGAGCCAATATGGGGTAGAAGAAATCATAAGTCTTATTGATGAATGTATGGCAAATAATTACAAGGGAATTATCTTTGAAAAGCTAAAGGGAAAAAAGGTTGAAAAAGTGCCTGATTGGTTTAATCAAACCACAAGTGCAGAAATTGCAACAGTGGAAGAACAGAAAGAAATGGAAAATTTATTAAGTAAATATCGAGGAGAATAATTATGGAATTTAGCTATGAAAATATATGTTTAGGGGATTTGGATATTGAATTTAATTATATAAACTTTGCAATGGAATGTGATGGAGATAATCAAGTAATTAGATGTGGAATGATAGAAGATGAAGAGACTAACACAGAAAGATAGAATTTTAGAACACTTACAAAAGTATGGAAGTATAACAACGTGGGATAGTTTCTCATTATATGGAGATACGAGATTAAGTGATAAAATTTATAGACTAAAAAAAGATGGTTATGATTTTACAGAAGAATGGGAAACTAAAACGAATAGATTTGGTAATCCAGTAACATTCAAACGATATATTTTGAAATAAGGAGGATTAAAAGTGGAAAATGAATTTAAAGAAGTAATTACAACCCAAACGGTTGTTGAAGATTTAAAAACACTTATGGGGATAGATAAGTGGCTAGAAGCCAATGCTAAACTTGCACAAAAGAAAAACAAAGCAAGAAAAGAACTTGTTAAAATGGGTACTTTGGAAAAGAAAGGTAAAAATACTTACGATAACTACAAATACTTTACTGAAGCTCAATACAAGGATGTTGCTAATAAAATACTTGTTGAAGCAGGATTAGAATTAAAGCCAACTGAAGTAGATTATTATACATATCAAGTACCAGGAAGCAAAACACCAGTAGGAAGAATAGTAACAATGAAATTTACCTTAACTGATATGGAAACTGGATTTTATGAGGAAAGTATTATTCGTGGTGAAGGACTTGATAGAGGAGATAAAGCTGGATATAAAGCATATACAGGTGCAATTAAGTATTATCTAGCAAATACATTTATGGTACCAACTGGTGATGATCCTGAAAAAGAAACTCCAGATGTTGAATGGAAAAAAGGCGTAACATTTAAACCTAATACTAAAAAGCAAGAACAAGAAATATTATCATTAATGTCTAAAATGAAAGAACTTGTTATTGATACACATTCGGACTTTGAAGAAATATATAAATATTACAAAGTGGAAGGTAGCTCAAATATGACAATGGAACAACTAAAAGATTGTGTTAAAAATTTAGAAATAAAAAAGAAAAAAATTGAAATGTTAAATGAAAGTGGACAGGAGGTAGAATAATGAATCCATTTGAAGTAGATATAAAACCTAAAGACAATTTGGAGTTGTTAATAAATGAAGTGGAACAACTAGAGATTGAAGTAAAGGAAAAAAAGAAAATAGAAGATAAGCTTAAACAAATAAAACAATCACTTGTTGATGAAGTTGAGAAAAGAAATATGCTTAAATTCAGTTGGACTACACCTAACAATACAAAATTTACTTATGTAGCAGCAACGGAACCAAAAGAAAAAGTTGAGCATAAGTTTTGTGAGTTATTATTTAAGACTGATTATCCCGACTTATATGAACAGTATTGTAAAGATTTTACTGACGTACAAAGTGCAAAAAAAAGCTATATGAGAGTAACCTTACCAAAGGAATAAATATGATAGATACAGAAGAATATTATGGTGGTACATATCCTGAACCACAAGAAGTAATAGATTGTGATATAGAAGATGACGATTATGACAATTGGTATGCAGATTACTATTATGAAGAAACGAAGTTAGGGATGATAGATTGAACATACTAGAAAAAATAAAACAAATTGTTAGATTACTTCACGAAAACGAAGAAAGTATAGAAGTCTTAAAAAATAAACTTTCCGATTCTGATAGAAAGATTGATTATTGGTTGCATTATATTGAATTGGAGAATGTGCCAGTAACACAGTCTTATAAAATAATAAAAGAAATAAAAAAATTAAGACAAGAACGAAGAATTTGCAAAAATGAATTGAGTTTAATGAGGACGTTTAAAGACAACGAACAAAAATTATGCAATGACCAAAATAGAGATATTTTACTGAGTGTTGTATGTAAAACAAATAGAAAGCAAGAAGAAGCTGTGTATAGTTATGATGCATATAATCAAGAAGAAATAAATCAAATTTTGGGAAATAAGGGGGGAATAAAATGAAATTATTAGGAGTGCTAGTAATATTAGGAGCAATATCTGTAATGATTTTATTATTATTCCTTTTTTGTGCTTTACAAATAGCGGGAGATGATAAAAATGATGAATAAAATTATTTTAATAGGAAGATTAACTAAAGATGTAGAGTTGAGATATACAACTTCAAATAGAGCATGTGCTAGTTTCACTATAGCAGTAAATAGAGCATATACAAATCAAGAAGGAAAAAGAGAATCGGATTTTATCAATATAGTTGCATGGGACAAACTAGGAGAGAATGTAAGCAAATACACTCACAAAGGCAGTTTGGTTGCAGTAGAAGGAAGATTACAAGTTAGAAGTTATGAAAATCAAGAAGGAAGAAGAATATATGTTACAGAAGTTATAGCTAGTACAGTCCAATTTTTAGAAACAAAAGAAAAAAACGAACAAAATACGAACAATACTGAAAATGATCCTTTTGAAGAAATGAGAAATCAGATAGATAACGGATTGCCTGAAGAGAGCGAAATGCCATGGTAAATGACAGACTAGTATTAGAATATCTAAACGGAATGATGTATCAATGCAAATAACAGGTAAACCAGAAGAATTGGCAATGTGTCTATTCAAACTAGACAAAGATAAAATATATGAGATAAAAGAACATAAGGAAATTAGAGGATTACAAGCTAACAAGTATTTTCATAAATTAGTTAATGAGTTAGCAAGATACAACAGAGGGATAGGACATGCTGTTAGTGATGATGAAATGAAGAGAAATATAAATGTATCTTATGGGACTTTGGCTACAGGAGAGGATGGACAAATATTAGGTGCTAAAGTTCCTAAAGGTACTAATATGTATAACTTTTATCCGTATGCAAAATGGTATAAAAGTGAAGATAACTGTGATTGTTATTTGTTTTATAAAAGAACGCATGAATTAAACAGCAAAGAGTTTTATCAACTTATCAGGGGTTTGGAAGAAGAATGTAAGAACGTAGGAATAAAAACTTTAGATGATCTAGAGTTTGAAGAAATGATGAAATCCTATGATGAGGAGAGAAATGGAAAAAGAAAAGGAAAAAGAGTTTGAGTTTCTAATGGCTTTTAAAAAGTACAGAAATTTAAAAAAGAGGGTTAAAGCAACAAACAAAGATAACAGGGATTTAAGAAAAACAATAGAGGCTCAATTTAATGAAAATGAAAGATTAAAAGAAAGGTTAAAAAGAGCTAATGCAAAAATAAGAGAATTAAGAAGGGAGATTAATAAAAATGGGATTATTCATGAATGATTCAAAGATTTTGAATGAACAGGCAAAGTATAAAAAGTACTGCGAATATTGTGGGCATACTATATCATTTTATTTTTTTGAAAAAGATAGAAAATGTTGTAGTCATTGTGGAAAATATAATTATAAAAATGATTTTATAAAGTTTAAGTACAAATTAAAAGAAAAAGGATTGAGATTAGA